GTCCCCCATGGGGCTGAGCACCTGCTGTCATGCGAACACGTTCAAAATCCTATCCACAGTACAGTATCCGATATCGGCGCTGGCCTGCTAACACTCCTCCGTTTTATGGTGGCATACAAACCACCACTACGTTGTCAGTGCATAAGCAGTATGAGAGTACGATCACAGACGACCCTGTTAAAGGGGCGTATGAGAAACCGTGCTCTCATGTGTGGACTAGCTTCATAGTTTCGGTGCCTCCAGAACAAGTTCTGGATGTGCCGTTTGAATGGAAGACTAATCGACCATTCCGTCCTGCAATCGAGTCCACTTCTGGACACGGTTGGAGTACGGCTATGAAGGGTCCCGAGTGGGGCAACACTAGTGCTGCCCTGCTCGAAGACTACGCCACAGATGCCTTACGGCAAATGTGGCCATCAGTGAACGAGGGCTTGAGTGTTATTAACTTCTTATTGGAGTTAAAAGACCTCAAGAGAATGTTCCAACTGTGGCGCAATAAGGAAAAGTTCCAGCGTGCCGTGAAGCGTACTTCGTTTAACGACGAAGCGATTCGCGGTGTTGCTGCACTTAACCTGAATTGGCAGTTCGGTTGGAAACCCTTCATCTCCGATGTAATGGAGATGATGTCCTCCCTCACGGGCCTTGATCGTAAGATCAAATGGCTCGCGAGGAATTCTGGCAAGGTGTTGAAGAGGAATTACCGTAAGAACCTGACTACTGCGTTGCCCTATTCGAGCAAAACAGTTGCAGTTAATTACGGTCCGTGGATTGATGATATCGTGCCTAATAACACGAATTATCAAACAATATCCACAGTCACCCCTCGTTGGGTGGCTTCTCCAACATACCACGCTACTCTGATATATAGGTTTCAATTGCCTAAGTATCTGAATGAGTGGTCGTTGAAGGTAAGGGCACTCAGAGACGCGTTTGGGGTCAAATTAGACCCCAGCATTCTCTGGAACGCTATACCTTTCTCGTTTGTCATCGATTGGTTCCTAAAGGTTGGAGATTTTCTCCAATCCTTCAGTCCCAACGATCTTGACATGCAAGTCGAGGTATTGGACTTCAGCGCATCGCTGAAGTACCACATGATAACTGAGTGCTCGGCGCGATTCACGAAACCAGGTTTTACAACCGATGAGTTCCGTGTCTATTCGTATGAACGCAGTTATTACGAGCGGCGGAGGTTCATTCCGAACCTCCATCGTTTGTCGGTTTCCGTTCCCGGGTTCATGCAGGGCTTCCTAGGAGGCTCTCTTGTCCTCGCGAATTCTTCGCGAGGTCCGAAACGGAAAACAGTGCGTAAGCTCCGGCCATCACGTGTGTGGTGACCGGAGATATCACCCTAACAAAGAAACAACACCATGCTAAGCACAGACCTGACCCTCAATCCCAACACCGCCATCACCGCTGGAAGCGCAGACTCTTTAGTCTACGCTATTACTACCAGTGGTGATAATACGACGGTCCGTTCGGTCGCGGCGTCCGCTACTACCAACCCAAAGCAGTTGAAAATCTCGCACAGTGTGCGGACTATCAAAGGCCTCAAGTCGGCGGCGAACGCAGCTCTCACAGGACAAGACATCGTGTTCGACCGGCATTTGATCCGGTTGGACAAGAACGTCGTCCAAACTAAGGTGCTCGATCCAGAACAGCGCGTAAATCGCTCTGTTCAGATCGTTATCGAAGTCCCGCGTCTTGCGGGTGAGACTCCCACTGTGACCAACTTGGGTGATGATCTGTTGAGCATCGTTTCGATGCTCAATGCGACCACCTGGGCTAATCTCACTCGTATCGTTAACTGGGAAAGTTAACGTATCATCTACCCTGAACTCCTAAACGGAGCCAGTTCGATGACAAAAATACAAGCGATTGCCCTCACAGTGATGATCCTTATCAGCAATGTAAGCTGTGAATCCCTTAAATCATTTAAGGGCTCTTCGGATCAGAACGGAACAAAGATCGAAGTGGAATTGCTTCCACAAGATCCTCTCTTCATCAATGAAGAGATCATGGGCCCCTAGAGGGGCACGTGACATGTTGGAATACCAGGTTTAACTGGTCTGTAGCAAGGCGTGGCTGGATGTATCTGCCCTCACGGGTAATACTGAAAAGCCAATATTATGGATAAACTAGAATATCTAGCCTACCACAATATGTTGTGCGCTTGCTACAGTGATGTAGCTAGTGCTTATCCTGCACAACAGCAGACTGAGCATCGCCGCGACTTGGATACAATCCATAGTCGCGGACAATGTGAGGGGATAGCGTTCTTTACGAAGACGCTTCCCTCTTTGGCAAAGGCGATTGACTACGCCTTGGCCACTGGAACCACCCTTCAGGTCCCTTCCTTCGCGAGAAGGAGAGGATCAAAGCTACCGAGGTTTCTCGGCTGGCTTATCGGGTTGGTTTTTCAGTCTGACGGGACAGAGTTGGCTTCCGCCGACCCTGTCGCACTAGAGTACCTGCGTAATCTGCTCTACTTGTTTTACAAGTTAGAGCTGCCGCATACAACAACCAAAGAAAATGAAGTATACACCTCATTCAAGGAAGTTGACAGGGGGCTCAATGCCCCCTGGCTTCTCGATGAACCACAGCATAAGTATGCCGTCAAGTTCGCTGCCCGACTCGTCGGACGGCTTCTTGCTGGTCAGTGCCCTCGGGATATCTACCCGAGACATGGACCTGGTTCAACCGCTGATGGCGCCAAGCCAGGAGACAAACCCAATTTCTTGGGTTATTTCCAGGCCATACAGGAGTACTATCCTTTTGATAGCTACTACTGTTGGTCGCCTGCCCATGTCAGCGAGCGACTCGTATCCCGACCTAATCGGTCGGGCGACGGATTGCTCTACCACATGGGACTCGCGGACGAGGGGCCCCTCAGAGATCTTGGAACAAGCACAGCGAAAGTTGTGCTCGTCCCTAAGGACTCTCGGGGCCCGCGGCTTATATCCATGGAACCATCGGAGACCCAATGGATCCAACAAGGACAACTGGATGCGATGGTGCGAACCATTCAGTCCAATTACCTTACACGGGGACAGGTCAACTTCTCTAATCAAGAAGTCAACCGTACACTCGCTATTGCTGCGAGTGCCTGGGCAAATAAACTGGCTGATGTCACTAAGCGATCTAATCGCTGCGACGTCAACAGCTCACCTGCCCAACATCGAACAGTGGCTTCAAAAGCTCTGTCCGATGACCGTGTCTCAGGCTCAGGCTTGGGCTTTCTGGGCTTCGCACCAAGTGTGCGAGACCCTGGAATCCAAGTCATCTATAACCTTGTGTCACCACAGGTTAGACCTGATGTGAGTAACGTGATCGTGCCCGAAAGGCCCGATCTTGTTACTTTGGATATGAAGGATGCATCCGATAGGGTTTCTTTGCAGCTAGTTCAGACGCTCTTCCCAAGTAATTGGGTTGAGGCGCTTGAGGCTACAAGGTCCCCACGGACTCTCCTTCCAACCGGCGAGATAGTAACCTTAAACAAATTCGCACCTATGGGATCAGCAGTTTGCTTTCCCGTAGAAGCTATTTGTTTCTGGGCTCTCGCCTTAGCAGGTATACACCTAAGAAACCCGACTCTTCCTCTAAAGAGGTTGAGAGAACGAGTTTGGGTATACGGCGATGACATCATATGCTATCGGAAAGACTACCCGATAGTAATTGAAACACTTGAACGAGTTGGACTTTTGTTCAACAAGAACAAGTGTTGCACAGCGGGATCCTTTAGGGAATCCTGTGGGATGGATGCCTACAAAGGCATCTCTGTCACCCCATCACGCATCGCGTGTCGCTGGAGTCATCGTTTGGGAGTCGACGCCCTGGCCTCATATATCGCATATTCAAATGCTCAATATGAGAGGGGCAATCACGAACTGGCACTACTCCTTGAGGAGATGGTGCAGCAGCAGTTTGCCATTCCGTATTCAAATACGGACTTTGGTGAACTACAGTTCGTTCGACCGTACGACGATTGCCGCGCACTTAATCGTGCGCGTGGCATTAGGACGCGGTTTAACCGCGATACCCATTGCTTGGAAGCTCGAGGCTTCCGCATTCGTCCAGTTACCACACCGGGACCTGCTGATACCTATGAGGCCCTCCTTTATCGGATGGCTCAAGGCGGCAAGTTACGGTCTGCAAGTGGTACTGGTCAGGGTGACACTGAGGAAGCCGGTGGGAAACCACCACCTCAGGACACCCCGGTCGGAC